AAACAATTAAAACCAAAACTGTGATATGAAAAACTACCAAAAAAAACTTTATCCTGTTTGTAATATCTCTTTTAGCCTGTTCACTAACTGAACAGTGTTTTGCTGAAAGGCCGGGAAGAAAAAAGGATGCGCCCGTAAGTTAAGCTGATAAGGAACCATAGCCCAATGCCCGTCTTTGAACTTTACCGGATGCTTACCCTGCAAGCCTGCGCCTTTGAATTGTAAAGCCCATTCTGCTATGCCTTCCGGTTCTGCCGGAATGTTCACATTGCTGCCGGTTCCAAATTCAACATAAGCCGAATATTCCGCGCCCGATTCAATAAGCTTTGAAAAATCATCATCCTGAAGTACCCGGATATTTGCCCTCAAATTGCCATCGTCAACGGGAGCTAAGCCTTGAGCATCGTTTACAATTTGATAAGCCGTTATTTTCAATTCATCGATTACGCCCTGCTTCACATCAGCGCTGTATTTATCAATACTTTTTAAAGTCTCGCTAAGTCCTTTTATTTGAAAAGTGAAAGCCATTATTTTAAGCCGCTATTTACACACATTAAAACGCTGAAGTTTTTGTAGTTCTGCAGGATAGTATCTGTACCAACAACGGATAAAGTTAAATCCTCGTAATCTATCAAATCAGCCGTTGTAAATTTCCTGTCTGCCGTGTATCTCAAAACAATCTGCCAGTACATGGTAAACAAATCAAGCCCATAATAAGCTTTTCTGGAATCGCTTAACTGCTGAACATTTGCCCAGGTAACAAAGCGTTCAGTAAAGCCGTTATTACCTGTACCAAAAGCATCATCAGCAACGGTTATTGCCCGCTTTACGGTTATTCTCCTGTTGAATGTGGAAGGTAAAGTTTCTACTGCCATAGCTTAAATCTTTATTTCTAATATATTCTGAATAATGTTAGAATTAACTGATATTGCTCTTGGGTACATTCCTGCCCTCAGTAGTCTTTCGTTCCTTTTGGAAGGGAACTACTTTCTAACTTTGACCCGCTTGAAAACAATCCAAAATATATTAGAATGATAAAGAGCTTTTTTAAATTGTTGCATCCCAAACCCTGCGATAACGGGCACACATTTGCTGCGAAAAATCGCATACATAACTTACCGAATAAGAACGCACGCCCTCAATGCCAAAGCTTAATCTTTCGCCCCTGTTCTGATAAAGGAAAAATACCTGTCCTTTTAATGCCGTCTTTAAATCTTCCGGCAACGTGCCTACATAACCTGCGCTGTAAATTATTTGAACAAAGTCCAAGCAAGTCCTGATTGACAAAAAGCCGCCTAAGCCTTCCGTCTCAATTTCAATTACATTGCCGTCCCTGTCTGTGATTAAAGTAGGATCTAAATCGCCCTCGATAGGCCCGTAAGGTATTTCAATTCCTGAGCATTGGTTTTTAAGCTGAACTGTAATGTCTTTTGGCACAAATGAAAGCCCGGTTAATGTTTCAAGCTGGATGCGGGAAGCTGTGATTAATTGCTCCAGTAAAACATCATCATCGTCAAAGTCAATCTTTGCATAGTCTTTTACTTCCTGCAGCGTTACCGGCTCGTCAGTATAACCGTAAAGATTTTCTGCAAATGCAATCCCGATAATCTCGTTAGTTCGTGCTGCCATGCTTTAATTTTATTATGAAAGCTGCTATTATTTCTTCTCTAAATACAAATAAAAATGCTATTAAACCCTGAATCGAAAACTCAACGATAGGGCTTTGAGTGCCATCCTTATATTGGAATATAAATTTTTCCTTAAGAGGTAGAAACATTTTGTTTTGGATAAACCTTGAAAACTGCTATTATTGATTCATTAAAGGCAGCCGGTAAGGTTAATAATGGTGAATGTCTGCCATCTCTGAAAGAAAAAATCCATGCTGAATATTCTTTTTTCCAAGTGAATTTTTTTTTCATCTCCTTACAATTTTCTTTTCGTGTTTCGGCTTAATCTCCCGTTTTTCCTTTTCGGGCTTAACTTCAATTTTCTCTTTCCCTGGTATCTTATCGGCAATAAAGTTATACAAATTATCTAATTGCTGTTCGTGATTCCTTTCGGCAATCCGTTTCTTACCTGCTTCTGCCATCTTATTATAGGTTATTTCTTCGCTCAACCAGCCAATCGCATCTACGTAATCCCTGAGCGTATTACAGTAGATAGCTGCATTGCCGCAATTCTCATGCAGCCCTGGTAAGTCAGCACATACTACAGGGATACCGCTTGCCATCGCTTCAGAGGCGCATAAAGACCAGCTTTCCTTTTTTGAAGGCACTATAAGGATGCGGGTATTATCGTAGCTTATCGGCAACGTGAAAGGCTTGTAGGTGAGGTTTACCGCTCCTTTGCTCATCTGATTACCGTAACCGCCATAAATGCCCTGAAATTTATGCTGTGGTAACCATGTGGCTAATGAATAAAGTATCTCAGCTCCTTTGTTTGGGCAACAGTTCACCAAAGTAATATAAGGCTGGTTAAAATGTTCGATGTTATTCTCCCAGTCTTTCAGATAAGTTACCGGATTAACGACAATATTATCGTAAGGCATTTGCATAGTATCGCGCAAATGAATTGAATTGTAAATTATGTATGGCTGAAAGGTTTTATTTTCTGCATTGTGTGCAATCTGAAAGACAGGTTTATTGAAGCGTTTGGCAATGGTTAAGGACGGATGATTAAACTCGATATTTGAAATGATCGCATCTGCCGCCTCGTAATGTTCGCCAAGCATCCATTTACTACTGATTACCTTAACGCCGTTTAATTCGTAAGGTTTGCCGCAATCATCTATGCCGATTGTTACATTGCAGCCACGTAAAACAAGATATTCAAGGATTGACTGCATAAAACGATCAGCACCTTGTTTTGCGTTTAATCCAAAGGTGTGAGTATGAGCAAATAATTTCATGGGATCCATTCTTTAAACGACATACAATGCTTAAAATTTAATTCAAATATTATCGATATAATATTGAAAAATGCCCATCCCAAAAAAGCGAATACATATTTCATTCGTGATAATGGTATTTCTTTTGTAAAAGTTTTTCAACATATTCAAAATCTCTCATTCCCTGTTTCCTTGCATACAAATTTACTTCACATTTCAGCGAAAGCATCTCAAATAAATAAATGCAGGCTGAACTTACGGCATGAATCTCAGTAGCATTCTCGATAACTGTCGCCCAATCGAGCAAATTGTATCCATCAATAGGCTTTACTTCAATTACTTTTAATCCGCTCGTTCCCACTTCCCTTTGACATGGTCCGTCTGGTATGCTTCCAAAATGATTAAAGTGCAGTTCAAATTTTTCCGATCTAACGCCATTAAGATAAGCTGCTAATAAAAATTCTTTATCATAATTCCGTTCCCATTTCAAGCTTCTCCATATCTGCCAATCTTCGCCGTACATGGTATATTTTGTAGTCATGCAATCGCGTATATCCCTGCACGCGTTCCAGCGCAAAGATTTAACCTGATAAATGCCCCACCTGAACCTATGCATAAAATCGTTTCTATGTTCGTAGTTCATCGGAAAGGCAGACTTCTTTACAAACTGTATATCCGGAAAGTTGTTTTTAATGTCGAAGTACTGATCAGCAATAGGCCAGATCACATCGTGCCCTGCAGCCATCCATTTGCGGATGAGCGGAACTAAAAATAAAATATCACCTAAGCCAAAAAATTGATTAATAATAAAGCCCGGTTTATTCCGGTCAGGTTCGCGCCTGAAAGCCCTCTGTCCGTGAAAGCCAAATTGACCGCTCCATTGACCGGGCTGATTATACCCTTCAAAACTGAACTTTGCCGCTAATTCTTCAGGCGCAAACTTAAATCCTCCCTGTTCAAATATTTTTCGGTAAGTTCTGCAAATAACATGATCCTCTGGATGAAGTAGATTAATGGGCAAATCGGCAAACAATTCTGCAGTTGCCTTGAGTAACTTTTTTGAACGCAAGCTAAAGCCGCCATTGCCTACATTGTGCCCGTCTTTATACCACCAAGGCGCGCCGATATAATCGTAGTTCAAAAATTCATCGCTCCATGCTTCGGGATTCTTTACATAACCGTCATGCTGAATTATTAAAGCATAATCGGTAATTATTTCCTTGTATAAATCTTTCAAGATGAATTTGGAATAAGCCTCTTTACTGCCTAAATGTTTATTAAGTAAAATCACATCGCCAAAGATTATATCTTTTAATGATGCCTGTACCGCCGGTTGAGCTTGTAATGGTTTATCGTCAACACAAACAAGTGTAACATTAGGCAAAGACAATATTTTAAAGTCATCTGCAACGTCAGGCTTATCATGTGTATGCCCTAAGCTGCTTTCTATACCAATATGCTGAATAACTGAAGGAACGGCACAAATAACTGAACCTGCAGCTATACAGGTTTGATGATCCCAATTACCGCCATTTGCAATACATTTTTCTAAAGCCGGTTTTGCAAATTGTTCAAAAGTCTGTTTTGTGAATAACATATTGATGCCGCCAACAGATAACTTTTCGCACCAATATTGTAAAGCCTGATCCACATCTACAAACATAGAATCCTTATCATCATAATTCGGTCTGAATTCAATATTTGTAATCTTCCCAGGGAAACTTCCTTCGAAAATTATCTTATGCCGCTCTGAACCGTCTTTGTTTTTTGTAGTGGAATGAAAGCCGGTAATAATTTTATTCTCAAATTTATAATGTAAATCGAGCAAAACATCAAGCCAATCATTTCTTACGATT